AGTATACGAAGCTACTGAATTATTCTGTAAAAAGTATATTTTATCATTAACTTGAAGTGAATTACTTACTCCATCTGTAAAAGTTAATACACTGCCGGATACGGAATTTACCAAACCTAATCCTTGAACATTAAACTCTTCAGCATTTAAAGTGCTTGCTGAGGCGTTGGATCCTTTAAGAGACGAATAGTACTTGCCTTCTTTTTTAATGAAGCCAGCGGTGTCTAAGGTGCCTGTATGTTCGTTTGTTGATATAGTATCTATCTCCCAAGCTAGATCACCCTCGTAACTTATGTTTTTAAATCTTTTGACTTCATTAATTGCTTCGTTTATGATAAACTTAACGGTTGACTTTACTTTATCGTATATAGGTGTTGGGCTAAAGTGTAATTTCTCACCTGCTAATATAGCACCAGTAGCTATGATAGTATTAAGGTAAAACGTTGTGTTATTACCAAGTTTACTAGATATTCTTACGTTGTCTGGTATACCTTTTCCTACAACATAATCGTTTACTGAGATATTAGCATTAGCGGTAGCTATTATAAATTCATAATCACTACCTACTCTATGACTTGCTACTATAGCTTCTTCAAGATAAAATACGCTAGATGAAGAATTGCTATGATGCTTGTAAATCTTACCTGATTTAAAAGTAAAGTAATCATTATTCAGACTTAAACCACCTTCTGGTATGAATGATTTTCTACTAGTCCATCCATTAACTCTTTCGTTAAAAGATATAGTATCATCTGAAAAACTTAAATTATAAGAATTCTTTTTATCGTCATAACTACCAAATATACTTCCAGTTGAAGATCCTAGTTTATCGGAAAAATAATCAGACATACCTGCTGCTGATACCTCGCTTAAACCATCTCTAGATAGCCTCAATACAACGCCTCTTTCTTTATCTGTAAAGTAAGCTCTAAAACCGTATTGAGCAAATGACTCTGGATTTTTAGATATTCCATATTCACCAACGTATGGTATAACTTGTCCTAGCACGTTAAAACTAGCTGTTACTTGAGGATCTCCATTTGCAGTAAACAAAGCATCTTTATTAGCTTGAACTCTAAAGCATTTATCCTCACATAGCGCTATCAAATCAGTATCTCTAGACCTAATCAATTGTATTGATCCATGTGATGGATTTACGTCTTTTGTTATGGAATCTGCTATAATAAATTGATTCAACCTATTAACACCACTACTACTGTTGTATAATTGTGAATAAATAAACCTATTAGGTAAAATTTCTTCAGCATAAACATCTTCAAAAACAGTTGAAACTCTAACCCCTTTTCCAATTGTTATAGCATTAAAATCATCTCTTATTCTATCAGACTCAACACCATTTCCAAAGCTAAAACAATTAGAGTAATCTAACAATTGAGATTTTTTTAACGTTAAACTAGTTCCATCAGCTATTGTTTGTGATGATGATAAAACTAGATTAGTTTGACTTGTTACCGTTATGATAGTAACGCCTTCATCAATGCCAGTTCCAGTAACTAACATACCAGCTGTTATTGTTTTAGCCTGAGCATCTACCACTAAAGCTGTTGATGAAACATTACCATTTACACTGCACACTATATTTGTAGTTGTATTTGACAACTCACTTGTAGCGTAAGTTCTACTATCTTCATAGTATAAGTCTAGTAAGCCCTCTTCTGGCTCTACCTCAAAAACAGCTGGATTACTAAAATCAGTTATTTTACCACCAACTATACCTAAGATATCTATCCTACCTGAAGTTACAGTAACAAGAAGTGCTGTTGAAAGAGTTAAAACAAACCGTCTTTTATTATTTACTGTACTTGCTACAACTGTAGATATGTTATAAACATTACTATACTCTAGTTTATTATTTAGAGAAATATCAGATAATCTAATAAAATTTCCAACAGATAGGTTTGATATAAATGAATCATTAATATAATCTGACCCTGCATCATTATAGTCAGCATGAGTTGTTATAGTCAACGAAGTCTGACCAGAAGTAGCGTTTGATATAATATAAGAACCATCCGATGCTTCTAGTTGAGCAGACGCAAGAACCAATAAATCATCGACATTTGTCTGACTAACCATTGAGCTTTTTAAATCAACCGAATCGTTAACTTTTATAAAAAACTTACTATCATAATTAGAATTTGTTGAAAATTCTTTTTCTGTTACTACAAGAGCTGAAGCATCTGTTATTTGACCATTATCTTGATATAAGTCGTTTACATCTCCTTTAAAAGTTTTAGTAAATGTTAATTCAGCTCTTCGATTTGCGCCTGATTCCCCATTTTTTCTAACTTTTGATATTTCATAAGCTCTCGTGGTTGCCCCTTTATATGAGGTGGAAAATCTAATTAGTGCTCCAACAACCAATCTATCTAAAGAACTTGTAGGTATTGAGCCAGAACCAGATGCGTTTAAACTAAATATTTGTATTTTATTATGCCCAACGGTAGGTGTACAACCACTAGTCTTAGCCGTTACAGCAGTATCTGACCCAAAGCCACTTCCAAATTGAATTGTTTCACCTGCATCTATAGAGTATTCTTTATTTATACTTTTAGGGGGACTTTTTTCTATACTTATAACCTTCATCCTATTGGTGTCTTGGTTTCCAGAATAAGCTACATTTGCTCCGTTTTGTTTTTTAGCAATTAAATAATCACCCTCTTTTACTTTGCTTATATCAGACGATGGAACTGATAAGTATATAAAATTTTCATCATCACTATAGAAATTAGCAACTGCTATGTTATAATATTCGTTAGATGTTTCTTTTATAAAGTATTTAAAATGAGTTATTTCATTACTAACTGTTGTTTCAACTGTATTTCTAAATTGATTTTTTAAAATACAACTTTTTTTAGGTATTTTTATAATACCGTTACCACCAGTTCCAATAAAAACAGGGGTTTGTCTTCCATATGTATCTTGAAAAACAACACCAAATTGATATGTTCTATTAGATTTTAAAGATAACTTTTGACTAATTTGTAATGAGTCACTTCTTTGATCTATAAAAGGTATAAATGATACTTGATTAGTATAATTAATGTTTTGAGTATAATTAGCATAAACTAATCTATTACCTATTATCTCTTGAGCTAAAGCTTTTTTAGGAACTGAATCAAAGGTTCTCAACAATTGCATTGATGGTAAAACTTTATATATCTGATCGTTAGATATTTCAAGTGTATTAACTATAGGATTGTTATTTATTTTCTTTAATGTTTCTACTACGTATACATTTTGATTAGAAGAGTCCTTATACAATACGTCAACCTCGTCAACTAAATCAGGTATACTGTCATTCCATCCTTTTAAAGTTAAACTTTTTATCTTATTTTCCATACCTTTATTATATCCATCTTTTGTTTGGTATTTAAAATTACCGGGAACAAAAGCAGGTAAAGAAAAAGGTGCATAACAAGAGTATTGATTGTTATTGTATTTATATCTATAGGAAAATCTAGGAAACTTAAATTCAAAATTACCTAATGCTTCATCTGATAACGAAGAGTATCTAGTAACATCAGATGCAACTCTTACATAGCAACCATTAAATGTTAAGGCTGTGTCTATAGGAATAGTTACTCTATTGTTTAAAGTTATTTTATTAAAATTAGAACTTATCGCAGTTATCTTAGTATTGTCTGGAATGCCTTGTCCAGAAACCAACATTCCAACACCTAATACGTTTATTCTTCTATATACATAAGTTTCTGAGTTTACTTCATTTGTCCCCGATCCATCAACCGGAAAAGCATTACCGTTAGACTCCTTAAGGTTTACATCGTAAGCGTTGTCTACTGCTGAGCTTGATTTTAAAATAATATTTCCTTCTGCTTTTGTAACAAAACCAGTAATATCAGTAGCTGATGGAGTAGTTTTTACTACCCTAAACCTAATTTTAGTACCTAATACATAATTGTCTACAGCAAAATTCTTAACAAAAGTATTAGTGGTGTTAAAAGCAGTACTACCAGTAGCACTTCCTTGATTTGCAACTAAGTGCTCAAAACTCATTGTTGATCTATATGTTGCCCAATTACTAGAACTATTAGTACTAATTTCATACTGAATTGTTATTTCTGCGTTGTGATTGGCATCAGCTGGAGCTCCTTGCAATGTAATAGCTGTTTCAATAACATAAGGACCAGCAACAGGTAAGTTCATCCAGTCTTGTGATGAAGCTGGTGTTATTAAGAAATGTTGCGGGCTTGTATTTCCAGTAGCGGCAGTACTCATATCTGCTGCTAATCCAGCACTTGGAGAAAATTGTTGTCCTGCAGTTCTTTTCTTAAGAGAGTTAGAACTTTCAGTTACTGATATAGCTGGATCTATATATGTGATAGTTGCTTTAAATTCATGGGGTGTTGGGTCTGTATTTACATGCGATATAACTAAGTCAGCTGTTTGTCCTACAGTATTTGTAAGTGTTATGTTAGTTCCTACTACATAAGATGGAGAAGCTAGTTGAGATGAGTTTAATAATTCAGCAAAAGTTATACCAGTTATTGCACTTTCTTCATTTAAAGTATAAGTTGACAAAACTATTTGTAAATTTCCATCAATCTTCATTACAATTCTAGTTCCGTCTTCTGTCCCAGGACCGGATACAACAGCAGAGGGTAATGCTGTATAATAAGGAGAATTCAATGGTGATTTACGTATTACTGTTATTTTATCAGCCGATAGACCAGTGGATGTTTGATTATGATCATTATGTGTTAAGTTTTTCCAATAAGCTATATCTACTTGTCTTGGTTCATTTCTGTTATCAGTGAAATATATAACTTCATCTAATATATTAACGCCTGTTATTAAAAAATCAGGATGAAAATCTAAAATAACACCTCTATCCACTAGTACCATATCTATGGCTGTACCATTGTATTCAGCAATAAAATCAAATCCAGTACTAGTAACAAACCAATATATATTGTTATTTTTAGTGTCTCTTACGGATCCAATACATTTAGCGTCGGTTGGCAACGAAGGTAAACCAGCTAATAACACATTTCCCTTAACCTTTTGAAGAGCACCTACGTCAGATCCATCGGAAGTAGCAATTTCAACGTTTAAAGCATCTCTAAAGCTACCATTTAGAAGTAATCTATCATCAAGATCCTTCTCCATTTTACCCAACCTAAAGCTGTTTAGTATTTCCGACATGTTTTAGTGTTTAATTTGCTTTGATTTGTTTCTCATTAACTGAGTAAGCTCTTCAGACTTAAGATTTGATAATCTTAATTTAGCTGTTCTAACTGCTGCGAATCTTTCTTTCTTAAATCTATTAACTATATATTCTGGAATACCTATCTTAGTAGACAATATAGCGTGTGCTAAGTACTTATACATTGCTTCTTCAGCAAACTTATGTACAATCATTTCAGCATCAGTACCCAATCCATCACTTATATACTTAAGCGTAACTATTTTACCACTTACATTAGAACTAAAAAATACAGTTCCTTTTAGTGGATCTATAAAAAATGATCCATTTGATTGAGCAAACTCAGGTGCTATACCATATCTTGCTCCTTGTGCATTTAAATCCTCTATGTCATTACTAGATTCTTGAGTGTACTCAGCGGCATCTGCACTAGGTGCTTTAAATTTGTTCCAGGTTTCAGAGTTGTAAGATGATTGTATATTACCATTTGAATCAAATAAGTAATTGTATTCTGAATCTTGCAATAAAGCCAAGGGATTACTAGTATTTCTAATTGGATATAAAACCCTTTCCATACCAGAATTATCTTTCCATGTCAGTTTTACGTAGTTAACGTAGTCTTGAGGTAATAACATTGTTAATGATGGAGGTATCTCTATCTCCTGAGATTTACTAGATTTAAATGTATCATAACTGAACTCTTGTATTGCTCTTTGAGCGTGAAATGCAATGTCAGCTTTCTTAGCTCTATCTATTATTTTGCCTTCACCAACATAAGAAACAAAAAAGTTATTTATTAGATTCTCTATTGATACAAATTGATAATTACCGTATTGCTCTGTTTCAGCTACTTGTCTTACTATTACTGATAATCCGTTGTTAGGCGCACCATTAGATCCAGACTGAACAGAAGCGTTAGCATTAGTTGAAGTAAAAGTTATTCTAGGTGAAGAATAAGAGTAATTACTTGGTTTTATTAAAACTTCATTTATGTATATTTCAAAATCAGTTTCAGCGCTAGGTAATGGATTAAAATTAGCGACAGTTAAGTCAAATTGATTTATAGTACCATTACCAGTGAAGTTCTGGGATTGATTGTAATACGATTCTGCGGTTGTTGTTCCTAATAATCCCATTTATTATATTTTTTCTTGTTGTAAATCTTTCATTTCTTCTTGAGATGAAATTTGATATAGACTTGGATCTTTTATAATAACACCTATTAGTTGAAGTATTTTTATTACTAAATTAGCTTCGTCAGAAGGATGTAACTGAAAATTAGTAGTTGTAGATGCATCATATGCTCCTGTTACCACGTTGTATCCTAATACTACTTGTGTAGGTTTTTTTATATAATTATGTTTGATATTTGACATTGTAATTGTAGTAGGATAAACATCAATAAGTGTTGATGATTTTCTAACATATACAGGTCTAGTAGCGGTTGCTACTGTTAGTGGTGATAATTGAAGGTTAATATATTCTTTTTGAGATATTGGCTCTACTAAGTAGTTACCGTAATATACATCTCCAATCATGAATGTATCCGCATGTAGTGCAATAACATTAGAGTTAACACTTGCCGGACTAGCTTTAAAATACTCAAATGCAGCTGTTTTTTCTTTTATTAAATCTATAGCGTTGGAGTATTCTTCGTATGTTTGTTGTTTTCTATCAGCTTGATTTAAGTCATAGAAGTATTGTTCAAACATATCGTTTTGAACTTGATTAGCTAATAAGTTAAATTCAACAGGCGTAATGTAACCTCGTTGCTCTTTGTTAGCTATTGCTTGTACTTTTTGATATACGTCGTTTACACTTATTGCCATAATTTTTAATTTTGTAGATATTAGACCACCATTAAGATGGCCTAATGCCTACATAATAGTTAGTCTTTAATTCTTTTATCAATATTAGAGTATATTTCCATACCCTCGTCTGTTTTAAAGAAAACTGCTAATGCAGAATATGGGTGTTCATCAAAAGGAACAGTCATAATTTTTCTTCCATTACTGCCCCAGGTGAAATTTCTTTGATCTTCAGATAATTTAATAACGCCTGACTCAGTTGCTTTAACTCCAAAATTTCTTAATTGAACATTATCATCAGAAGCAAGCTCTAAGAATAACAATGGGTTATCTTTAGCAAACAATAGTAGATCTCTTTTTAGTTCCTTAGAAGTCATGCCTGACACTCTAGATCCAATCTCTACGCGCATAACAGCCTCGGCTAGTTCTATGTCCATGTTTTTAGCTGCGTTTAAAGCTTCTAGTTCTATTTCTAGATCTTGTAACTCATCAACGGCAATCTTAACTGTATCAAACTCTTCGAATATTCTACCGTTGTCTGGAGATAAATCCATAAAACTTTGTAGTGTCTGTTTTTCTTTTGGTACGCTTAAAACACCATCTAAAAATGTTATGTGTTCTAATCTAGCATCACCTTTAAATTCATCGGCAAATGCTGTTCTTTGATTTTGAGTATACTTTAGTTCTCTTTCGTAACCTTTTTCTTCATCAAAGTAATATACTCCTCTGCTTTTTATAGTAAATGTTAAAGGTGATAACTCATTTTTAAGTACATAAACCTTGTCTTTAAAAGCGGTCTTGACCACTTCTTTTTTTAATTCTTTTTTCATGATATAATATAATATAATAAGGGTAATAAAAAGTAAAAATTACCCCCATCCAAAGGACGAGGGTAATCATAAGTTAATTGTTATTAGGTTAATAAACAGAAGTTATTAGCTCCTTGTGTTACTAAACATCTCTCTGATAGGTAATGTACCTCCATAGCGTCAAGATCTGAAGTTACGTTTCCGCCAACAGAACCTGTCACCCAAGTTTTCATTTTTCTATCATCAGTCTGAGAAGACCTGTAACGAACGTGTAGGAAAGGTCGTTTCATACTTGATCCCATTTGCTCATCATATACTGTAGATACTCCTGCTGGAATAATTGCTCCACGAATACTAGTGTCGCCATAAGCTCCACGAGTTCCAATGTCATTCAAATATTTCCAATCAGACTTGTAGAAATCATAAGATCCTCTACGGAAACCTGAAAATCCAAGATTCAAAGCCATATCCTCACTGTTACTGAATACTCCAAAAGAAGTTCCTCCAGTTCCATAAGAATTTTGAGCCGCAAGCATATCGTCAATAGCAAGAGATACACTTCTATTAGCATAAATCATGTTTTCTTCAATAGCGCCTTGTGCGTCAAACTTCTTTAGAATATTATCAAAAGATCCTAAGTCATCAGCTGCTGAGGTTCCAATAATACCTGCTGAGAAATGACCACGGCTAGTTATAGCTGCAAACATACCTTCAGTACCATCTGGTACGGCTGCTCCTGCTGCTGCTACACTTTTCTCTCCTTCAACCATTGCCATTTCCAAATAATCGGTAAACCTAGCACGGGTATCTCCTTCGGCTTTTAAATACCAAAGATAACCTGATTGTCCAGACTCTCCAGTTACTTCAACCCAACCAATTTGAGATGCATCAGATCCAGAGATCTCATACTTATCTTTAATAATAATTGGCTTGTTAGTAAATGACTTAAAAGAAGGCTCAAGAGCTCCTGCTCTACCAACTGTTCCTTTAGCAAATTCAGAACCGTACACAAACACGGTTACCACGTCATTATCCAAGAAAGCTTGACCCGAAGATCCTAGATTCGCTTGAGTATATGGTAATAGATTTGCTGTAGTTGCTGATGGTGTTGCTGAAACATAACATTTTAGCAAAAGATTACCACCACCTGTTTCGTGAATAATAACTGTATCACCAACTCTTAATTCGTGAGCTGTACCAAAAGTTACTAATCCATCACCTTTAGTTGTTACTGCTGCTACTAAACTAATATGCAATCTACCCTGCTCAGACCAGATTACTTGATCAGATGTCATTGCTTCTTCAGCTCCAACTTGATTCAAAAAACCTGAAATTGTTCTTTTTCCAAAGATTGCTGCTTCCTGCTCCATTAGATCAGGCAAATGCTGTTGTGCCCAACCCGCTGTGCCGGCTGTTGTGAAATCTATGTACGCTGAACTAAGCGTTTGTTTTACTGGTGCCGGGACTGACCCTAAAAGGCCCCCGTCTGTTACTGCTGCTGCTGCCATTGTTTTATTGTTTTATATTTATATTTATTTTTTTAATTTAAACTTAAAATCATTGGAACTATTCGTGTCTAATGCTCTAACTTTTACTCCTCCTGCTTGCATGAAACCTTCGTGACCTTGTCGCGGGTCCATGTCTATGTTCTTGGCTTTTGTAATACTTTGTTTTATTGCATCGGCCTTGCCTTGTTCGTAAAAGTGATTAGCTATAGCATCTGAATTCATTGCTGTAAATAAAGATTTATGGTAACCCTTAGCGTCTGACATCTCATTCTTATCGTTTAGAAACTTTCTAACAAAGTTGTTGATGTCGCTCTGAGTACTTTTAACCTTATCAGCATCCTTCACATTAAATCTATATTTCTTGTCTCCAACATTATATTCAAAACCTTTGAATTTATCGGAAAAGACTTCATTAGTCTTTTGTTGAAACCTAGATTTCTGTTTTTCAGCTAATTGACTAGAATCCTCTGATTCTTTATTGTAACGATCAAAGAAATTTACGGCTTTCTGTTGTTCTAATGTTAACTTAGAACCTGCTTTAATTTCTTCGTAATATTTAGACTTTAGGCCGTCTAAGTGACCTTTAGCGCTAGCAACCTGCTCTTTAAGCGCTAATTTCTTTCTTTTAATGTCTCTTTCATCATCGATTTCTTCATCATATGAGAAATTGTCTTCCATTAAAAAATCTATTTCATCATCGGCTAGATGAGGTTTTGTAGATTTATAATATTCTTTTAGTAGTTGGAGTTGATCAAGTGAACTGTAGTCTTTGTTTAACTTAACATAATCATCTAGACTACCACCTGTTTCATCCATGAAGTCAATAACTTTCTGAATGTTATCAGGTAACTTTACATTTTCTTGCTTTGATTCTTCAATAGCATCTTTAATGTCTTCCTTTAGATCACCAACTTGTTCCTCTACTTCTTCGTCAGTTATCTCCTCGAGAACGCTGTTTTGTTCATCTTTGGAAACTTGTTCTTCACTTTTTTCGCCATCTTCAGATTTGGCATTGGTTGTTTCTTCGACCAGAGTTTCTGGTTCATCGCTTGTTTGTTCAACGACATTTTTATCGGATTGATTAGATAATACCTCTTCTTTATTAATCACATCTTCTTCAGATTTATTAACCTCTCTGAGATCTACTTTTGTAATTTCGTCTGTGTTTTTCTTAAAAGAAGGTTTTTTTATCTTTATTTTATCCTCAACCAGTGTTGATTCTTTTTGTTGGTTTTGAGGTGTTTGTTCAACTACCTCTTCTTTTTTGCTTTTTGCCATGATATAATATAATATAAAAAATTAAAAATAATTACTTAGGATCAAATGACCCTAAGTTAAAGTTTCCACCTAACACATCATTACCTGATGATTCAAAATCTTTAGGTGGTTTTTCGTTTTTTCTTTGATCTATAAGTTCAGATTGTTGAGTTGCTTGTATTTTAGTTCTCTTATCTTTCCTATCTTCCTTATACTTTTCTTTTCCATTTACAATACTTAAATCCATCTCTTTTAATCTCATACTTAATTCAAACTCAAATTGCATTAATTGTTTTTTCAATTCCACCTCTTGAGTCATTTTGCTACTTTCCATCTGAGCTTTAGCTTGATCTAACTGTAACTGTGTCTGAACTAACGCTTGTTGTTTTTGAACCTCAGCTTGAGCTGCTACTTGTTGCGCTTGTGCATTTGCTTGTGCTTGAGCTTGAATGTTCTGCTGTTGCATCAATTGATCTTTTTCTAGCTTCTTTTTTCTTCTAATCTTCAATAATTGATTAGCTAGTTTAACGTTCTTTATGTTTCTTAGATCTATAGCATCCTCTAAATCTATTCCCTTTTGAGCTACAGCTACTTGTATGTTATTTTCAAGCATTTGCTTTTCCTCTTCATCAGGAGACAAATCAATAAATATACCAAAGTCATAAAGATGCAACTCACTCATTTCTTTTAATGTTGCAACATTGTGTACTCCTATACTCTGTATGAAAGCATCTCTTGTTGGAGCATACTCTATTATGTCAGAAACCCTAAGTGCTATACACTCTGCCGTCTCTGAGGTTAGAAACAAACCTGATTGTAATATATGTCTTGTAGCTGTATTAGAGTTAGCTGCTGCTATCTTTTGAATTCCTACTAATGCATTAGGATCTGGATTACTACCATCTCTTGCTTCATTCAAGCCAGTAACATCTCTTATCATTTGTAGATAATAGTTGTAGGTTTGAATTAACGTTTGCATTTTACCGCTACCATTACCGCTGGCTATTTCTTGTATTGGCACTTTACCTGGATTCATGTCACCATCTGATGTCATCGATCTACCTATTATACTACCAGTTTGGAAGAACATGTTAAGAGCTTCTTGTGGATTATAATTAGTACCATTGCCAAGGTCTATTTCTGATATTCCATCAGCATCTAGATATACTCCGTCTGGAACCATTCTAGACATTACCTGCTGAAGCTTTAAGTGGGTTAACTGAATCATATCAGCAAAACCAGTTATTCTTCCTACAAGAGATTCTATTCTACCCTTATACATCCTTGGAGATACTATAGAGTAATTCATTTTAACTTTAGTATAATCACTCTTGGGTCTCATCATGTTCTTAGCAAGAGACCACTTAAGTAATTTCTTAGTACCTACTATTAAAGCTCCTTCATATAAAACTTCTAATGATCTAGATACTTTTTCAAAATTTTCATCAACAACATCCATTGGAGGATTAAATTGATCGTCTTTAATTAAAACCTTACTAGCACCAGTTGATGTTTGCTTTATCTTATAAACCTCATTCATGTAGGTTTTATAATTAAAATAAAGAATTTCT